CTAAGAACAATGAGGTAGTGGCCGCCGCCAACCGCGCTCTAGTTGCTACGCCACCGGCTAGCGCTGAAGCTTGGGCGGAGGTGCACGCCTTGACGCAAGTCGAGGTTAGTGCCTTCCCGGTTGTCGACGGATCGCATTTGGAGGATGATTACAGGGAGTGGAACGACCGTTTCCCGCCAGTGAAGCGGAAACGCCATGACGAGGCTTGGGCTTCCCTCATCGAGAGGGACCTTTGCCAGGAGGATTTTCAGAGATCCTTGTTCGTGAAACGCGAGCTGACCATGAAAGGTGGCAGCGAGCCAGAGGATTTCGATCCCAGGGCCATTCAAGCCGGAACCGACCGACTAAGCGTGAGCTATGGCCCATTCATGCACAAGTTCTCGAAGGTCCTATCGTCAATGTGGAACCCAGCACACAAGATTTGTTACACGTCAGGATTGTCGGCCGAGGATATCGGTGCCTGGCGTGCGACGTATGGTAATCGCGAAGTTACCATTATCGAATGTGACGCAAGTCGCTACGATTCTTGTCAAGGTGCTGGGTGCTACGAAAATGGCTTTCTTGCTTACAAACACTGCGGGATCGTTGACTACGGAAAAGCTGCTTACGCCATGACTTCCATGGTCCGTGCCTTCGGGTACACGGGCCAGGGGTCAAAGTACACGGTTGACTACACCATGACGAGTGGGTCCCCGGATACATCCGCGCGCAATTCCCTGAACAATGGGATGTGCATGGAATGGTGTATGCAGAAATTCACCAGCCTAAACCCGTGTGAGTACAAGATGCTCGTGCATGGGGACGACAACCTGTTGGTTATTGAAGGGTCAATCCCCCTTAGCCTCCAGCGTGTGCTCAAAAAGATGCTGTGCACCGGGTTCTTGACTCTTGGTTTCAATGCCAAAGTCAAAGTTCGCTCGGAGTGGCACGACGTCGAGTACTGCTCGTCATTGTTCTGGCCGGTTGAAGATGGTTTTGTGCTTGGCCCCAAACTCGGGAAAAGACTCCCGAAACTGGGTTTCAGCTTGAGGAAGCTGGATCCTGGCGAGGTCAAAGGAATGCTGCACGGGTTGCAGTACGAGGCGGGTTTCATCGGTGTCTTTGCCGAGTATGCCCAGATCTGCCTCGCCAAGCTCAAGAACACGCGAGTCAAAGAATACAAGGACGCGAGGGCCGTGTACAAGTCGCTGGCAGTCAACCGGCACAAGGCTAGCACGGACACCGAGGTTTTCTTCCTCGAGAGATACGGGGTGTCTATGGACGAGGCCGTTGAGCAGCTGCGTGCTGCCTGCGTCAACTCTACATTAACCCAGTGTGTTGATTACCGCTTGTTGGTGGTCTTCACTGCGGTTGATTTGTAGGCGGAAAGGTCAGAATCCCGTATGATAACGGGTACCTATTGAGAAATGAATCAGTGTCAGGGCGGGGCACAAACAAATGGATAACTACATTGGACCTTACTGGTCGGATGGCAAGTGGCAACAATCGGTCGAGTTCGGGGGGAAAGAGCCCCTCAGCGAACTTGATGCCGCCGCTCGCCTACACGACTCAGCTTATGCAAGGTTCTCGGACCAACAGAGAAGGACAGCAGCAGATGTCATCTTCAGCGAGACTGTCAAGAAGTTGGACGACAAAAGAGCCCT